GTTGAGTTTAATTTTTGTATCACAGCAGACAAATCTCTGTTCAAAGATTCAGCAACTGTTTGTTTGTATTCTTTATCGGGGTGTGTAAGTACCTGTGTAATTCTAGCCATTATAAAGTAACGATGCCTCCGTCAAAATAACTTCTTCTTACTTTACCACCTTTAGCACCATGAAACCTTGATCCAAAATTTGAACCTCTAGAAGATGTAACTCCTTGACTTGTTCTAGCAGGACTACTTTGTCTATTATTGTCTCCCCTATCTTCTTTTTGATCATAGCTTTCTTCAAACGTTGATTGTTTTACTTGTGGTGTTGGAGGTTCTGGAAAATAATCAGTTTGATAACCACCATCAATACCCATGCCAGCACCTACAGCTAAAGGACCAGTATCTGGTCTTTTCATATCTTCTGTAGATTGACCTGTAATAATTGCTTGTTCTAATTCTGCAAGTGCAATAGCTTCTTTTTGTTTTTTAGCTTTTTCTTCTTCAGCTTTTGCTAATGCTGCAGTTGCAATTGCTTCTTTTTCTTTTTTGTTGTCAACAAATTTTTTAGCAACAATCCCTGAACCTGGAAAAATAAGATTCATTATCATGTAACCATAATTATTTTTTACATAATCTTTAGCTTTATCTACTAAACCCATGTTAATTAAATTATTAACATTAGTATCTTTTTTTACATTTTCTAAATCTGTTTGATTTACTTCATCTTCTAAAGTTGCATTATAGGTTGATGTTTTTAAAGTTGGAATACCCCCATCGTTATTATTATAAGGAGTACCTAATTGTTTTACTATTGGAAGACCTGGAATTAAAGTATCAACAGGAAGTATTTTTTCTTTAAATTCACCATCAAAACTTGGAGCAGTATTATAAGTATCTCCATAGACACTCATGTTATTATAAACTGCGTTTAGTTCGTCCATTGTCATTATCGTCTACCATCCGGTTGTATATCTATTCTAAATGTACCTAGTTTCCAAAACTGACTGGTGCTGGAGTTAGATACTTTTAATGATATTGATCTAGCTCTTGCTCTTGTGTCAATTTTCTGTGTACTACTGTTAACTGTAAATGGTCCAAGTGATGAACTAGCTGCAGTATCGTTAGGAAAATCTTTAAGGTTTAATGTAACTACTGCATCACCTGTCTGTGATAAAAAATCTGGTAATACTCTTCTTATTTTCATCATAAATTCGCCGTCACCTCTAAGGTCTGCTGTTCCACCTTCTGTCATACCTATATCAAAATCTCCTGATTGTATATTAGAAGTTATTGCACTAGTTGCACCTTCTTTAATTTGATCTAATCCTTTTTCGTGTTCATAATATATAGATGATCCATCTGTATTACCCTGTACATATGTTGTACTTGTACTAGCAACATTTGTATCAGCATCATATTGTGATGCGTGAGGTTTACCAAATACTGCAGAGTCAGACCAAGCTGTTCTGTCTAATGTACCTGTAGTCCATATAGGTCTATCGTTTGATGATTCTATATAATTGTAAGTAACAACTCTATTAACTACGTTAGATCCAGAATTTGGATAGAACCAACTAATCTCACCAAACAAATTATTAAGACCTGCATTGATGTGTTGTTTAGGAATTGTATTTATATCATCAAATACATGGTCTTCTACTAAACAAGGTAAAGATTCTAACTGTCCACCATATCTAAAGAAACCATTTTCTGACATCCAATATGCTGTACCATCAACTTCAACACATGCGTTCTTACCAATCAATCCACAGTTAGTACCAACTTGTTCAAAAGCAAATGTAAAAGGTGCTCCAACAAATCTCATAATAAATAAAGCTGTATCGGTCCAAACATAAATTGCATTTCTACCTCTTAATGCGCCCACTATCCGTGATCCATCGGCCAATCTTTGTGTACCAGCACTATTAGTTGCTGTTGGTGTGTAATCTGTAATATCTTCTTGAGAAGAAAATCTTATAAACATTTCGTCTTGAGTTGATTTTGTGCCAATAGTTGTCTCTGTTCCAAAAAAAATTAAGTGTCTATCAGGTGTTGATACTAACATATCACGTGACGCTGTTGGTGCACCACTTGCAATTGTTGCTCTTGTGTTGGTTGCATTAGATGCGTCTGAATCCCATGTAAAACTTTCTCCATTAAATATTGTTGCAACTAAACTATTACCTAAATTGTCCAAGGACCATAATCCTGGATCAGTTACAATATCTCCTGATGCTGCAGCATTCCATGCAAAAAAGTTTGATGCATCTGTAACTGTTGCGCCACTTGAGTGGATTGCTGCTGTTGTACCAGTAGCTCCTCTTGTTAAACCTGATAATGTGCCACCACTGTTACCGGTGTAAGTAATTAGTTCAGAACCAATTTGCACTGTACCTGAAGATGGAAAAGATGTTGAACTTGCCATAGTTAATGATGTAACTGATGCATTTATTCCTGATGAAAGAGTTGATGTAAATTGTCCTTGTTGTACACCACCCCATGATCCAAGACCCCAACCTGTAGATGCAACCTCAACCGCCGGTCCAACCGGATAATAAAGCTGCACTCTAATACCGCCAGATGTTGATGCGCCTGATCCTGATTCGTTAGAAGGCATAGTAATTGTTAGAGTAGTATCAGTCGGTATATCTGTTACCATAAATTTTGTATCGTCAAAATTTCCAGATGTAAAATTAGAATTTGTTATTGATGTAAAATTATCTAGTAAAATTATATCACCTTTGTTTGCATTGTGTGCTGATGCAAAAGTTAAGGTTACAACTGCTGATCCATTAGTTGTAGTAAATGCTGATGTTAAAGTTGTTGTAGCTTTGATCGGATGTATATCATAAAAAATACCACCAGAGTATGCGTACAATATTCTATTAGTTCCAAGAGCTGCAAATTTAATACCACTAGCATTTACAAAATGATGTATTGCTGTATTTCTACCAGTTAAACTTGTAGAACCTAATTGTGCCCAACCTCCAATTTTTTCTGGATAACCATATCTAAATCTAACATTGTCGCCATCAACCCATTGGCCTTCGCCACCGGTTGCTGTAACTTGTTTATTAAACCCTGGTTGAAATTGTACTTTTTGTAACATAGTTTTAAATCCTATGGTTTAGTCGGCCACGTAGCATTTGTACATTTAGCAACGGTGTCTTTACCATCAGGTAAATCTCTTAATGCTTGTCTATAAGTTCGCATATCATCTGATATAGCATTACCTTTTTCAAGCTCTGATAAAATTTCCCAGTCATACGCTTTTAAAAGACCATCTCTTTTAGATCTTAATTCAGCTAATGCTCTAGCAGGAGCAGCATTAGCATAAGCTGTTTCCTCGTTGTCTCTAGCTGTCTCTTCAGCTGCTGTAAATTGTACATTAGTTCCGTTTATATTGTGAAATCTAGGCATAGTTTATTATACTCCATTGTTAATTGTTAAGCAATACCATAAAGGCAAATATCTCCAGCATCTATGTTGCCACTATTCATTTTAAACTGAACAGCATCAATTGCTGCTGTAACGTTACAATATCCAGACACGTAATTATCTATTACTCCTGGTGCTGCATTAGTATAATGATGACTATAATGAGATATAAAGTGTTTCACAAATGTGGTGCTTGCAGGATTAAAAAGGTGCATATAACCTGCACCAGAAGCATCATTACCATTACCTTGTAATTGACCAAGATTTTGAAAATTTGTTGATTGTGCTAAATCTTCGTTTGCTTGATATCCTACTCCAGCATTACTATCATTTTCAAAATGAAATGCTCTAAAAGCAGTTGTAGTTTTAGTAGCGTCATATGCTGTACTACCATCTCTAAATCCAACTGTAAGATAAGCGTCATCAGTTCCTGGATGAATATTATTAAATGTAAATACATACTCCTTGTAAGTACCATCCAAGACAACTGAACTAGCACCATCAACAAAAGATAAAGTACCAGAAGATGATGCTGTTAGTTTTTTAATAAATACCATGCTACCACCAAAACCAGCAGACATTGCTCCAGCATCAAATATTGTTGTTCCGTCTGAAATTAATCCCATTATTTTATCCCGTAAAGTTTAAATGTACCTGCGTCTATATTACCAGCATCGGCTTTAAATTGAATAGCATCTATCGCTGATGTAGTATTAAAATATCCAGCACCAAAACCATGAATACATTCGCTTGGATTATTTGCACTAAATGATGCTATAAAATGTTTTACAAAAGTTGTGTCAGCTGGATTGAAAAGCTGTAAAAAACCAGCTATACACTCGTCAGCAGTATTACCTGAAGAAAGAATGTCAGATATTTGAAAAAATGCAGTTGCATTATCAGAGTCATGGCCATTAGTATATTCAAAACCTGATCCAGAATCATCTTCTGCATGTTTTGCTCTAAACGTTGATGTAGTTGCATTTACATTATAATTTGATCCAGCGTCTATTGAACCTTGTAATGTAAATCTCTTATCATCTGAACCTAAATGAACGTCTGTAAATTTTATAATATATTCCTTGTAAGTATCATCTAATACCACACCTGAAGCACCATCAACAAAAGATATAGTGCTAGATGTACTAGCAGTAACAGTTTTAATAAGTGTCATAGCACCTGTCGCCACTCCACTATCTAAAGCGCCAGCGTCTAACAATGTTGTACCGTTTGATATAACTCCCATATTAACTA